AGAAAATTTTAAAGAATTTGAAAAAGATTTTATTGCACAGGGTATGTCTAAAGCTGATGCTGAAAGAGAAGCTGGTCGTGCAACATACGATGCATTAAAAGCAAATGCAGCAGAAAAAAAACGACAATCATTATTAACGATACAAGCACAAACAAGAATACTAAAATTTATACAAACATTTAGAAATGTTGCTGGTGAGTTAGATCCAGCAGAAGCTATGATTGCTGTATTATCATCTAACAACAGGATGCCTTTTACAGATCTTGAAACAAGATACACTACAGTAAGAGGTCAATTGTATTCACAAATGACTAATTACATAACAAAATTTAAAAAAACTTTTACTGGTGGTGTACGAAATGAGTATCTTATGGATGATGTAGTAAGAGAAATGTTTACTCCTGGTAGCACAAAAAATCCTATGGCTAGAGAATTAGCAGAAGCTGCCAGTAATGTTTTAGAAGCTGCAAGACTAAGATTTAATAGAGCTGGTGGCAAAATACCAAAACTTAAAAATTATGGTATGCCGCAACACCATGATCCAGTAGCATTACAAAAAATGGGGCAAGCTGATTGGATAGATTTTATTTTACCACTCCTTGATAAGAAAAAAATGATTGATGAAAAAACTGGTTTACCATTTAATGAAGGCAGTTTGCGTATTGCACTTGGTGATGTTTGGAACACAATAACTACAGAAGGTTATAACAAAGTACGCCCTGGCGGAGCAGCTGGTTTTGGTAAAAGTATAGCAAGTAGAAGAACAGATCATCGTTTTTTAATTTTTGCAGATGCAGATAAATGGCTTGCGTATCAAAAAAAATTTGGACAATCAGATCCATTTTCTACAGTAGTAGGGCATATTGATAGTATCTCCAGGGATATTGCATCAATGGAAGTATTGGGTGCAAATCCTAATGCAACAATAAACTGGATGTTTGATTATTTAAAAAAACAAGCAGCTATAGACGATCAACAAGGATTAAAAAGAAAAAATCAACTACCTGGTAGAACTAACAAAGATAGAACTGGTGCAAAAATAAATTTATTAAATAATATATGGAGATTACATCAAGGCACATTAAATAATCCAGTAGATGCTTCTGTGTCTAGGACACTTGCTGGTACTAGACAAATACTAACAGCTGCCCAGCTGGGATCTGCATCTATTTTAGCACTGGGTGATTTTAACTTTACTCGTATTGCAGCTAAGATGAATGGAATACCAGCTACAAGAGCTATATTTTCTAGTCTTAGACAATTTACAAAAGGTATGACAAGCGATGAACTTGCAGACATGGCTATGTCAGCTGGTATTATCGGTGAAAGTTTTTTAACAGTAAGCTCCGCCCAGGCTAGATATGTAGGTGAAGTTTATTCACCTGAACTTGCAAAACGAGTAAATGAAACAATTTTACGAGCAAGTGGATTATCACACATAACACAAGCTGGTAAGTTTGGTTTTGGTATGGAGATGTTTAGACACATAGCTAGACAAAAAGATAAAACATTTGCAGAATTAAATCCAAAATTTAGAGGTTTTTTTGAACGAAATGGTTTAAATGAAACACATTGGAACATTATTAGACAAACACCAATGTACGAATACAAAGGCGTACAATTTATTAGACCAGACGATATTTATGCAAACACAGGTATTGGTGAAGAACTTGCTAGAGAAATAGCAAATAAACTAATGGATGGTGTTAATAGAGAAATAAATTTTGCTGTACCATCTAGTTCTTATAGAGCTAAAGCTAGTTTGATGGGTAACAGCCGACCAGGTACATTTGGTGGCGAGCTATTGTTTTCAGCTGCTATGTATAAAAACTTTACATTAACAATGGCTTATACACATATTGCTAGAGCATTGTTTGGACAAAAAAATTTAACTGGAAAAATAGGTGCATTAGCTGGATTAGTTATAAGTACAACTATTATTGGTGCATTAACCTATGAGTTAAAAAATCTTACTAAAGGTAAAGATGTTACTCCAGTAGAAAACATGGATGTAAAATATTGGTTAAATGCGATGATACATGGTGGTGGTTTAGGTATATTTGGTGATTTCTTTTACTCATCTAATAATAGATTTGGCGGTGGATTTGGCCAAACAATAGTTGGGCCAGTTGGCAGTTTTGCTTACGATTTAGCAAATATAACAATTATTAACCCACTTAAAATGGGTGCAAATGTTTTTATTGATGATGACTACAAAGTTAACATGGGTGGCGATATATCTAATTTTATAAAAAGATATACTCCTGGAGCATCACTTTGGTATGTTCGATTAGCATTTGAAAGATTAATTGTAGATACTTTGCAAGAAATGATAGATCCAGATTTTAACAAAAAAAGACAAAGAAAGGAAAAAAGGGAAAGAAAGAATACAGGTCGAGATTATTGGTGGAGTGGAGGACAAGCACTGCCTGATAGATCACCTGAAATAAATCCATTTAGATAAATTTTTTACTTAACAATCATAACATTTTTCTATATTAATTTATATATGCTGGAAATATTCCAGCTTTTTTTTTGTTCTTTCCATAAAATTTTAATATGACAATATCATCGACTACGACTAAGAATAGCTATTCTGGTAATGGATCAGCTACAGCCTTTAACTATACATTTTTTATACCAACAAATACTGATATACAGGTTATTGTAAGATCAAGCACTGGTACAGAAACTGTAAAAAGTGAAGGCACTGGATCTACTAATTATTCCATATCAGGTGTAGGATCTGCATCAGGTGGCACTGTAACATTTGTTACTGCTCCTACTGCAAGCGAAACTGTAGTGCTGCGAAGAAGTACAGCAAAAACACAAGCAACCGATTATGTTGCTAACGATCCTTTCCCAGCAGAATCACATGAAAGTGCATTAGATAAACTCACAATTATTGGTCAAGATTTACAAGAACAAATTGATAGATCTATAAAACTATCAAGAACTAATACAATGACCAGCACTGAATTTACTGTTGGATCTACAGATCGTGCTAATAAAATATTAGCT